TGCAGCTCCTCGATGATCTTGTCCTGCGCGGCCAATCGCTTGTCTTGCGCGGCGAGCTGCCTGTCCTGCGCCCGGAGTGACCGAGAGGTGGTCTTCCAGAGCAATCCGGCTAAGGTGGCGATAACGGTCGCCAAGGTGGTAAATGCGGCTACAACCACTGAAACAGGTAACGAGACTAGATCAGGCGGCATCAGACGATCGGGCCGTGGGTGAGAATGTAGGGAAATGACTGGAGCCCGGACTTGCGGAACTCGGAAGCGGTCAGGTGATAGAAGGCATCCCATTGCGCCGGGGGAACCGTCTGACAGCCCAGCGAGCTGGTTGTTCCGTCGCCCCCTCGGTGGATATTGATCGCCACGCCGGGCCACGGGACTTTCACGCCGTCGCGAACCACGCGAAGCTCTTCGTTTTTTGTCGAAGGGCGGAAAGCCGGGTAGCCGCCTCCTGGCCTGGAAATGCCGTGATTGCCTAGGCGATACCAATGCACGCCCTCCACGAGCGTCGCGACCCCCTGCTTGTAGCGGCTGGGATCGACGTTGCCGTTGAATGCAGCGAACACCTCCGGCCCTACTACGAAGAACGCGTCGTCGTAGATCCCCCGGTCATTACGGTCAGGGTTGCCCATCGTCTGCTCGTAGTAGCCGCGCACTCCTATGACGAAGAAGTCGGGAAGCGGCGCGGTATGTCCATCCTTGCGCCATGCGTCAAGCGCGGCACCGATGACGATTTCACGATTCGCGCGAGGTCGCGCAGGGGGAAGCATGCTCATGGCTTAGGCGCTTGGACTCCGCTTCCTGGGCGATCTTCGGCAGGGTTACGAAGATCGACTCCAGGAGGCGGAAGAATGTTTTCACTTGGTCGCGATGATTTCGATGGCACGGGCCGCGGTGGCGGTGTCGACCATCACCTCTTTGGAGCCGTCCGGGCTAACCTTGACGGAGCAAGAAGAGAGGCCGAGAGCGATCGCGGCGAACGAGCAAAGAGCGAAGGCATGGGAGAGTCTCATGGCGGAATTAGGGTTGCGGTTTGGAGTCGGCGGCTTTGATAAGGGCCACTCCGATCGTGATTTCGGTGACGGCCGCGCCGTAGTCGCACGCGCCGGTTTTCAGGAACTCGGCCGCGGCTCTGGCGACGGCCGTGAGGATGGTGAGGATGCCAAGAGCGGTGGTTTTCACACCATGGGAGCGGTGTTGAATCAGGCCCAACAGCAGACGTAGACCAGCCATCCGATGGAGCCTATGAGGGCGATCGCCCCGCCGATTCCGATGAAGGCTCCGAACGCAAGGAATGGATTCATAGTAGGCTAGTTGGGTAGAAAATGGAGCTCAACACCGGGAGACAGCGGCGGGATCGGGCCGAACTCGCGATCGAGACCCACGCCCGCGACGTAGATCGACCGGAGCCAGAACCGGTTTGCCAGGAGCAACCGGTCGAATTCGTCGTCGGCGAATTGGCAATCCCACGGCGCGCCAGGCACTCGGCAGAACTGCCGGAGGATGTCATGCACGAGTGACGGCGCAGCGGTTTGTGGCGGCGATGGAACCGATAGCCACGGAATGCCGAAAATCTGATTCGGCGTGCAGCCGTCCCATTCGAAGCCCGCCCATACGGTCAGCCTGCGCCCTTCAATCCGGGCGACTTCGCGGCCGCCGACGCGAAGCGAATACGCGCCAAACGAGCGGCCAAGATCGATTGAAAAATCGCCTCGCAACACGAAGCGATTTTTCTCTCTCCTGCGCCACTCGTAGTGCGGGATGATCATTATTCTTCCGGTTCGGGCTCTGGCTCTGGCACCACTTCGAACACACCACCCACCAGTTGCCCCTCAACGAACATATGATCGACAAGGCGGATGGCGGCGGTGACGCCTTCCGGCAGTGGCATACCCCAGTCGATCACCATTGCGGGGGCGGTGATGGCGCGGTCTGGGAAGCGGGCGACAAAGTCCGCTGGTCGGCCATCGAGAGCGCGAGCAATCAGCTCATTAACGACGTTTGCGGAGGGATTGTGATCTTGTCCCGCTTGGATGACCTGAACAACCCCGAGCTTGTTGAGTCGCTCCACGACCTCTTCGACCGTCCCACGCCAAAACGCCCAAAAGCTCTTGTTGAGAGACTTGATGCCCGCGTAAGTAAACTCGGCAAATGCGTCGTTATGCCGATTGATTTCCGCAACTACCGGATCTTCATCCGGCAATCCTTGAGGGAGTGTAGTGAGTTTCATAATTGCGTTGTTTAGAATTTAACTGCTTCCCACGCTGAGATGATTTCCATGGCATTTGCGGCGGCTGCTGCCGCGCCCGATGCGGAGCCATCAGGGCCGATCGAAAAGCCGAATGATGGCGCGTGGTCGCCGCCGGTCATGGATAGGACCGTTGTCCAACTGGGCGCGGTCGCGTGATAAGGAGCGATCTCGACGGTGATGGCCGTTCCGACTTGCGTGCGTCGAATAAGCATGTCCCGGGTGGAATCGCTTACGGCATAAGCCGTAAATGTCCCGGACGCTGGCGACGCGAGCGCGCCAGTCGTGGTCTGCGCGGCGGCAAATGTCACAGGATAGGAGGTGCAGACGTAGCAGTTGAGCGTGTTACTCGATCCTTCGACTACGAGTTTCACGCCGCCCGTATTTATTTCGACACCCCCTGAGTAGGTGTAGCCGGTTAGGAGTTGGTAAACTCTACCCGCTCGATTCGCAGCAGTCGGGATTCGGACGCGGGATACCTGCACCTTCTTGCCAAATGAGGGGTATAAATTAGGGAAAGCGGCCGCAGGAGTGTCGCACGACGAGGTGAACCAAGCCCCACGGTGGCCGGTATTCGCGGAACCCGTTGGCGCGCAGGAGTAGCCGAGCCCCGTCACCGAGGTGTGGAAGACAATATGGGTGCCCCAGGTGCTTCCGATGTCGGCCGATGAATTCAACAAACCGAATTGACGGGCATAAAAACCGGCATTAGCGGATGTGGTCGGGCCGTAGATCAGGGGCGAACCTCCGTAAACCACGTCCCACTGCGTCCCTCGTAGAAAAACTGGGAGTGCCGCACCAAGACTTGCAGTAAGCGCACTGTCCGCCGACTGGATAGCCTGTCCGGTCATCTCGATTTGTCCGGTTAGCGTCTGAGCACCAGAGATCGTGTTGCCGCCGGAGAGGCTAACCTTTCCGTCAAGCGCCGTCTGCTGAGCGGTCGATACCGGCTTATTCGCATCGCTGGTGTTATCGATATTGCCAAGGACCAGCGTCGTTCGCGCCGCCGACGCATCCACGTCATCCAACAGCGAAAACCCAAAATCAGTGACGGTCTTCTCGGATGCCCCGCCGGTGGAGGATCGCCCCCAGATTGTGCTAGCCGAGAGCGGCTCACGCGAGGTTACCGCTCGAAAGGCCACTACGCCGCCACCACCGTCCCCCACCGGCGTTAGGTCCAAACGACTTTTTGGCGCGATCGCGATGCTGGACGAGGAGCTGTTAACGCTCACGCCGCCCGCGATGGACAGCGTGATGTCACCCGCCGAGGTGTTGTAGAGCGAGCAACGGAAGCCGAATGGCAAGTCAGTTGGGATAGACTGAGTCGAGCCAGAGGTCGTCAAGTAGATCGACTTGCCGTTGTCTGCCGCCGAAAGCGCGTTACTACCGCTGCGCAGGACTTTGTTTGTAGTGTCGAGCTTCCAGGCTGGCGCGGTTTGAGCGGCCGAAAAATTATTGTCGGCCCCACGGGTCGCCGTGGAGCTGGTGGCGGTTTGCGCAGCGAGGGGGAGCGCGTAGGCAACGAGGAGGAATGCGACGAGGTGTTTCATGGATTAGACAAAGGGAGCAAGTGCGGGATCGAGCACGACTAAGCTTTCCGCGGCGCCCGCCCCCGAGATCGCAACTGGCTTAAAGGTGCCGGTGTCGAGGTTTCGGATCGCTAGCCACGGCTGCCCGTCCGTATCGAAAACAATCTTAAGCCCGGAATCGACATGGCCGATGCCGAGATTAGAAAGCGCTTGACTCCTTCCAGTGGTGTTGAGCGTTTGCGCCGCGGAGTGCTTAAGGTATCGACCGTCCCCCCAATCAGCGAACGTCGGCAGCGGAGTCGGCTCAGTGGGCTCATTAGGAATCAGGTCCTCGATGACCGTGCATGGCATTTGTAGCACCGTCCAAGGCGACTCCGTAGAGGAGTCAAAAAGCTCCGCCTCAAATGTCGGGCTTGTGGTGCTAGACTCTCCATTGAGGAGTTCGATAATGCCGGCCACATTGAGATTGAGCGTGCCGCGCTTTCCGGTAGGCACGATCAAGCCGGTAGCGTCACCCGCGCTCGCGCCGATGTTTTCGAGCGAGGTGTCGAAAGAAAGCGTGAAGGCCGGGAACCCCCCAGAAACAACCACTTTCCCTGTTAGGGTTGCTATTCCTTCAAGTGCGCCCTGGACCTCGCTCGCTGTCGCGTCCCACGGGATCGCCGGAGTGGTATCAGCCCCCACGGTGAGCGTGTAGGATCCGCCGTAAGGCTCGGGATAAAGCGTGATGGTTTGGATCTCTCCAACGCCTGATTCGCCGTTACGCACGGTGGCGACCACGACAGTCGCCGGATCGAAGTCGTCGGAGAGCTCCGCGTAAGCAGCCGGCTGCGTCTCGAAGGCGACGACAACTATCTCCTGCTTTGTCCCGTCTCCGGTTTGGGCGCGCGCGGTTTTCGCGGAGCTGGTTGGATATAGATCGGAAACGTTCGCCGTAATATCGGTTCGCGCGCCGACATTACTAAAGACAATCCGGATAATCCCGTTGTTCGCGGTGACGGTGACGCCGCCGGCGGCGATGATAGAAGCCAAGGCGTTGAGCGCCGTTTGGATCGCCGAGGCCGAAGCGTTGTAGGCGATCGCGGATGTTGTGCTCGCTCCGTAAGTAAGAGTAAATGTTCCGGCCGTTGGATTGCCCGCAGGCGTGCCAATCGCGATGCGGGCGGTTTGGTTTGTAAGGTCTACCTCTTCGAATGGCGGCGAAGCCCGGCTCGCCTTGACAAATCGGATCGCCACCGGCACGGAATCGCCAAAAGCGAAAGTCGGAAGACTGCCCTGCTGGGTAGAAGCAAATGACGAGATGAGCTTTTTACTCTCGACGTCGATAACTAGGTTAAGCTCGCGAAGCTGCGCCATTTACTGGCTGGCGATGTCAACTGGGCTTTCGACACGTCGGGCACGGCTGAATAATGTACTGACCTTGATAGATCGGCCCGTCGCTTGCTCCTTTGAGCCTCATCCGGACCTTCGCTGATCGCGGACGAGGGATCTTTAGGTCTTTCTCGCTAATTGAGAACGGATCATTCTTCGGGGTATGTTTCTCCGGTGAATTGAGGCTTTGATCCATAAGGAGAAGAGTAACAGGTGAATCTAAGGTTGCGAATCTCTACCGTTTCGTCTTTCTCGGCTTCCACGTCAGCACTCCACGGCGTGAACCAGCTATCATCGTCCGGGTCTTCTTTGTTTCCCGGGCCTGACCAATCAAAACTCTTAGGACTTAGTGATGGCTCGCCAGATTCAGGGAACGTCACCTCATCCCACTCCAGGTGGAACACCGAACCTGTATGGGTCGAGTCGATTTTAAAACGGTAGCGTCCTATTTTTTTGGAAATAATCCTATTGAGCGATGAGTCGATCGTAATGGCCGTCGACGCGAGGACTCCACTGCTACTATTCCACTCCAATTCGCCTAGTCTTCCATCCGCCTCGGCTAGCATGTCGCCTTCGCTCATCTCATTTGTGTAGACAGCGGTGACAGTTTCGGACCCGGATTCTCCTCCGGTGTAATCTCGGGACATCGTGATGGACGTCCCAGACCCGGTTACATTGGGCGGGCCCCAACCAAAGCCTTGGTGTGCCCCGTCGCTCTCGAAGTCTATAGCCTCGTCGCAGTCTCGACTACCGAAGTCTCCTTGCCAGCTAAATGCACCAGTTCGTGTCGACGAGTAAGTTCCTGACGATCCTGGCCCGTTGGACCAAGTTTGGCTTACCGTATACGTCTCGGTTCGGAAAACTCCTCCAAGATCCCAATTCGACGAATCGCCCAATATATTCCGAGTGTGACCGCAGGCGCTGAATCCTACGTTCTTGGTCTCGATAATTAGGTCGGGTTCGGGACACGCCGGCATCTGGCAGCAGCATCCCATCCGCTCATTCCAGTCTTCCAGAGATTCAATCATGCGCGAAAATAGGTCAAGGAGCCCGGGCAGTGAGAAACCTGAAAATTTCCGCATCCGGAAGCTGAGAAGCTCCCCCCATGCCATGTCCCTAGCAGGATGTTGAGATATCCATCGGGGTTCTCCGCAGTAGGTATTTGATTATCCGGGATGTTACCGTAGTGGATTGACGCGGCCGTCGCCTCTCCTCCGGGCAGCAGCACCTCGTCCGCTGTGGCGGCTGTGAATTGGACGTTTAGCCACACTTGCTCGCCGTCTGACGGTGACGCGGAGGATCCGATTGCGGTCTCCTCTACCGTGATATTCCCGCTGCCTCCGGTCACCACGCCTCCAAGTATTTTGATTGCGCCATCCACTCTGTGGATGGTGGCAAAATTACACGGAGGGACGCTTTTGCTCCTCCTTTTTTTTGGAGCTGTGATGACGGTCCCGCCGGGCAAGTGGTTGATTCCTCCTCCAGCGACCTTAGGTGTCCGCCTGTTTATTGAGTCCAGCAACCGGGGGTCCCCTGGAACGTCTAGATCCGGGAAATTATATGCCTTTCGGTGGATGCTCATAAATCAATCATAAAGCTGTTTTGACCACCCATTCGGGCCGCTTCCGAGGTAGAGCTCGGTGACTTGGTAAAACGGCCCGATTTGACGATACGGGAAATCCAGCAGAAGGAAGTTCTTGCAGTCGCTAGGCTTCCTGAATCCCGGCACACTGCTGACGATCGACATGCGCCTGCGTAATGAAGGCGTGCTATTTTGCCAATAAGTCAGGGAGACCGCAGTAGAAGCGGACAGGTAGTATTCAGCACCGAAAAGATCCGCAATGCTAGGGTCGAAAAACCCTAAAAATTCCCCGGTTTCGTTGTCGAACTGTGCTCCGTTCTTGGGATCGGATTGGCTGCCGGCCAATTCCGAAAACTTCGGATGTGTCGCAATGGGGTCTCTGTCGGTGCTAGGGTTATATTGTATGACCGGATTAGTTCTCGATGAGATCAGTCCGAAATAGCTCGCCGTCATCTCAACCTTGTCCAGCTTGCCAAATTTGATGGATCGATGATGCGCGACGCATCGGGGGTCATCGGGGTGAGGAAATCCGATGCGCGGGAGTGACGCGACTAGCGACTTGTCACAAGTAAACGTGACGGTTCCCTCGATCGTCCCGTCGCTCTTTTCTTCCAGCACTCGGTCGGGCTGGGTTTCGTAGTCGCGAGTGGCCCCGTGTAATCGAATAGCCATGGCTTGTTAGGGAAGAGGGGCGGATTTCGGCGGAGATCCTCCGTCCCGGCGCGCGGTGTTGTCCGCGATCACGCGGAGCAGGTCGACCATCCTCTGGCCGGTGGATTCGCTGGTGAAAAGGTTCGCGGAGCCGCCTCCGCCGATGCTTTGCAGGCTCGATGTCGCGATGACTGGCTGGATGCCTTGCAGGCTTTCCAGTTTGCTCTTGGCCTTGTCGACTTCGCTGTTGATGTCCTTTTGAATGCCGAGGCCTTTAATACGCTCTTCCGCCGCGCCCTTCTTGTCGCCCTGCTTTTCGAGCGCCGCGGCTCGCTCGTCGGATGCTTTCTTGTCGGCCTTGAGCGCTTTGAGCCGATCGCTATCGCTCATGCCGTCTAGGTCCATCTGGTGGCGCATATCCGCTTCGCGATCGAGCACGGCGGCGAGGTCCTTCGCTTTCGCGTCTGCCTCCTTCTGCGCTTTATCAGCCTCGTCGGCCTTCTCCTTTTCTAGCTTGGCGATTTCCTCCTCGACCTTGAGTTGATCACGCTTCGCTTCGAGAGCGGCGTTGTCGCTGCCGGTTGCTTTCTCCGCAAGTTCTGCGCGTCGCTTGTAGGCGTCGGCGATTTGCTCATCGAGATTCAGCGCGCGAATGCGGGCGTCTTCCTGGAGCTTCGCAATTTCCTCTTCGAGCTTCTTGCGCTCCTTGGCCGCTTCTTCTGCTTGTTTTGCAGCCTCGGCGGCGGCCTCCACGTCGGACTTATTGCCCTTCGGTTGTTCGTGTTTCTGCGTCCAAATTTGGGATTGGCCTTCGTCGAACGCTTCTTTCCCGGATGCGTAGTTTCGTCCGATTTCTTCGCTTGTCCTTTTTGCGATATCTCCGAGTTCCTGAGCTGCTTTTTTCGCGCCCTCGAAGTCTCCGGAAAAGGCTTTCTTGATAATTTCGCCGGTCTTGCCAGCGCTCTTGCCGATGCCGTCGAATAGCGTTTGCCAGTTCGCCCAAATCACCCCCACAGCGGAGCCAATCGCATTCCCGATCGATTGGAAAAACTGCACGATCCACGCGAATACTGGAGCGCCTTGCGCTTTCAGTTTGTCGATTTGGTCGCCGAGGTTCGCAACCGCTTTCACGGCTTCGTTGCTAGCTACGGCGGCTTCATCAAGCTGCTCTTTGAGGGCTTCTGGTCCCTGGGTGAGTAGTGGAATGAGTTCCGCCCCGCCCTTGCCAAGAACCTTCATCACGGCCCCGAGGCCTTCGCCGCGGTCGCCCGCTTCGGTGAATCCCTTCGAAATCGCGACAAGCTGCTCTTCTGGTGAAAGCGCTTTAAATTCCTGGACGTTGATGCCTAGGACGCCGAACGCCTTACCAAGCTCGTCGTTGCCTTGTTCCGCCTGCGCGATCGAGCGCGTCAGGACCGTTAACCCCTTCGCCGCCGTCTCAAGGTCGGACCCGGAAAGCTTCGCGGCGTAGCCGATGCGCTGGATTGACTCCGCCGACATGCCAAGACGATCAGCTAAGTCCTGGATTCGCCCGAACTCGTCGACCATCTTCGATACCCACGCTGCGACCGCCGCGCCGCCGAACGCGCCGGCGATCATGCCTTTGACGCTGCCGGAGAAAGCTTTCACCTCGCCGCGCATCTCTTCTAGCCCGCGCTTGAACGGGCTGATGTCGGCGCCGAATATCCACCTAAGCATTGCGAACCTCCTTTTCTTCTTTCCAGCGGTCGAAAGACGGCTGGACCATTTCGGGGGGGAGATCGCGGGAGAACGTCGCCATCGCTTCCTCGTCGGTCATCGCGAATGGGTCAAACGGCGTCGTTAAAGTGGCCTCATCGAGGAAATGAATTGGCACGCCTTCGAGCTGCGCAAACTGCGGATCATACCACTGCGCCGAACCGAACGAAGTATTCCACGCCTCCGCTTCACTCATGCCGCCGCGCTGCATGAGTGAGCAAACTAGGGCGAAGACTTGGGGGCCGGACGGGGCGGTCGATTCGCGTCCGTGCTCGCGCCAGAAGATCGGACCGGAGCAATTCAGGCCGATCCAATCGTAAAGGCGTTTTGCCTCCCGGCGGAAAAGCCACTTCCATCGCGTGAGCGCCCAGCGCCAGAAGATGTCGCGAAAGCGCGGACGTATTGAGGCATCGCCGCCGAACGTGAGCGTGCAAGTCTTTGACGCCGCGAGCAGGTCCGCCACGCTGAGCGTTTCGCCACCCAACCCAACCGGCGACTGAATCGCGCACAGCACGAAGTGATGCCAGAGCGTAAATCTCCGCAGCCTCCTCCCGCACACTTTCGTCTGCGGCGGGAGGAACGCGCGATAGAAGCGATCGTCCATCCGAGGATCAGGCGAGCGTGATATATTCCGATGTCAGGATGTTGTAGGTCAGCGTCACGAATCCCTTTTGGGTTTCTTTGCGCCCCTCGGAGGTGATAATAAACTTAACGCTGTTGTAAGTGTAGACCGTCCCCGGAACGAGCGGCGTGAAACCTGATCTGGGCTGGATTGTGATCGTGCCCTCCTTGGTTAGGTCATCCATCCGTCGCTCGATGACGTTGCCTAACTCGTTCATTGTCTCGCCGACGTTGGCGAGGGAGGAATCGAGGGAGAAATCGAGGACGGTGGCGTTCGTGATGACGCCGACGCCGCCTTGGATGCCGTAAAGGTGCGCGGTGCCGTGGGTGACTGCGGACATGGTTTGAAAAGGGGTGAGCGGTTCTCCCCTTCGTCCGGTGTCCACCGGCTTACGCGCTCAATTCCTCAACGATCACGTCGGACTGGATCTCTTCGAGCCAGTCACTCGCTTGCACGTCGGACGGCTCGGACGCTTCCAGCAGGTCGTGAAAGTGGATTCCCTTCACGGTTCTCAAATCGCTTCCCGTCGCCGGCTTGTTCAGCGCTGATTGCACGGCCGCGATATCGAAGATCGCGTCGTGAATCGCCCGCTTCGTTTCGTCGACGAATGCGCGATCGTTTTGGGTCGAATCGACTTGAAGCTGAAAGCGAGCGCGAACGGATCGGATCTGCACTGGAGCGTCCTCGAACGGCTGCGCGTTTTCGGCGTAGACGATCAGGGCCGGGAGCTGGAAGCATTCCGTATCCGGATTGCTCTGGTTTTCATTCTGGCGTTCATGCCCTTCGTAGACACGCAGGCCCGGCGCGACGAGGACGGATCGAAGGTATTCGGCGAGGGCGCGTTCGGCTTTTCGGGAGAGCTTCATTTGACGTGGCGGGAGGCGCTTTTGAGATTCCGGTCGCCAATGCGTTTGATGACGGAGTTTATTTGTTTGATTCGAAAGTCGATCGCGCGCGACTCACTGTGCGCATCGTAAGCGTGCTCGATGTATCGCACGTTGTTTTCGAGCGTGACCGTGAGGCCGTTGCCGTCCTCCTGGATGATGCCGCGACCGGGCGAATTCTGACGGGTCGCGTAACCGGGGATGCCGCGGACGCCGCCAAGTTCACGCGCCGCGGTGGCGAAGCCGCCTTTCGCGAAGCCGACGAGGCGTTTCGTTTCTTTAGCGTATCGCTCCACCGCGCGGAAGTCACCGACGACAACAAGAGTCTTGCTGACCTTCTTCTGATTCTTCTGCTCGGCGTGGAGTTTCCCTCCATCCCATTCCCCAATGGTGGAACGTGAGCCGGGAATAACTGCTCTCAACAAGGTTTCCGCGCCCGCGTAATTCTTCGTTTTGATGCATCGGATAAAAGACGACGCGTAATTCTTTCCGAATTTTTCCCGGATGTGCTCCACGACGAAACCGACTGGCTTGTATATCTCTCCGATGCGAGCGCCGATCTTCTCTTGCCCGTCCTTCTGGCTTCCGGCGTCCTTTCCGAACGGGCGAGTGTTGGCGGCAAGGTCGGTCGCGAACAAGCGGACCTGCGGCGGGATCACCTCCTTGAGCGTCTTTTTCGACGCAAGGGCGAGGCTTTCGAGAGCGGAGTTGAGTTCCGCGCTGTCCTTGAATTCGATGTTAGCTGCCACGGCGCTTCTCCGGTTCTTCTCCGCGCACTTCCACGGCAATCTGCCCTGACTTCACGGCGTCGCCCTCGGCCGGAATCTGCCATTGCTGGCCGCGCGCAGTGAATCGCTCGCCAGCCTTCGGGAGCTTCGACAACATGCCGGCGGGGAATTTCACGACAATCGTTCGCGGTATGTCGTCCGCGCCGCGTCCAAGGACGCGTCCGGCTTCGACCTCGTCTATCACCGCTTGCACGGGACCGGAGGCGAAAACGACTTCTTCCGCGTCCATGGTCGCCAGCGACTGCCGGAACATCGATCGAAGCATGGATTGCACGCCCATTTTACTTGCCCGTGGTGTTGAAAAGAAGAACGCCGGACCTCCCCCGAGGCCCGGCGTCCATGAGCCCAATCCAAAGAGAGGGAATTAGCCGAGTAGCAGCGCGAGGTGCTCCGGCTTCATGACTTTAACGCCCCATGCGAGCGAGACGTGATAGGTCACCATTCGGAAGCCGGGGTAGCACGCAACCTCAAAGGCGAGGCCAGAGCGAGGATCAACGATGGTTTCGCGATCGCTTGCAAGGTCGCCCTCCTTCGGAAGCGCCGGAAGGCGGGTGCCAAGCAGGATCGAATTGCGGGTGAACGCGAGGTTGCGAGTGCTGGTCGCGTTAACCGTGACGGCATCGTTATCCGCCCCGGCGGCCAGAAGGCCAGGAGCCGCGATCGTGAAGCTGCCGGCGGAAAGAGCGGACGCCGCGACGTATTTGACCGAATTGATGGTTACGATATCTCCAGCAAGGATGGTGCCGGTTCCGGTGTCCACGGTGATAGAGGTAGCACCGGCCGCGTGCGCGCCGTTGAGCTGGTAGCTCGAGCCGGTGCCAGCGGTGGCGTTTCCGATCTGAGCCGACTCGCGAAGGCCAAAGTTGAAGATATTGCCGAGCAGGCCTTGGCGCAGGAACGCCGGGTCGCCCGATTCGTTGACCCGGAACAACTCGGAATGCTTGCCGCGAAGTTTCGCGCCCGCAGTGGTATTCAGGATCACGCTTCGGTCACTCACCGGGGCCCCGTTGTCGTCGAGGATTTTTTTTAGCTCGGCGAGATCGGTCAGATCGGAAGCAGTTCCGAACGGAGTGGTGCCAGCGGTTCCGTAGGCACGGGAAGCGCCGAGGGCCGCGTAATCGCAGACGTCGTTTTCAACCTCGTTGACGAGCGCTCGGATTGCCTGGGCGATTTGATCCTGCTGAATTGTGAGATAGCCGGGCCCAGATTCCACACCCATCTGTTCTTCTCCGGTCCACGAAAACGGAACGAAGCGAGACTTCTGGATCGTGAAGGGGGAATTGCCAATCGTTTGATAGGCGGCGGACGGGATCGACATTGCTGGGGTAATGTCGGCGGCGGCGCTGTTCACCGGTGTGATCGGTGAGCGCATCGAGGCGTTGAGTGCGCAGCGGTCGGCGCTGGAATCGCGCGCGACGGCCGGAATAGCTCCCACGAGTTCACGCGACACGACATCGAGCGCGGCGTAAAGGTCGGGAATCAGGTTGGTCAGGGTGTTCGGCATAACCGTTCAGGGTGGTGAGATTTACTCGGGATCGTTGGTGACGGTGCCTCCCGCGAGGCGGAAAGCTTGCTTCTCCAGTTCGCTCATTGCGGCGAGCTCGGAGACTGTTTTGATGAGCGGATCACGCGTCGACTCATCCTTGGCGGCTTCGTTGCTGTTCTTGGCCATGGTCGTTTAATCTTTGAGTTTTCCGCCGTTGCGGAGGAATTCAGCGCGGCCCTTGGCGTCGAGCGCGGAGAACTCCGCGCGGGTCTTGGTTTCGCCTCCCTCACTCGATCCGGTGACGGTTACCGCCCCGGTTCCAAGGCTGGCGACTTTCGCGATCACGCGCTGCTCGACTTCGTCGTCGAAGGTCGCGAGCTTGGCGTTGGCCTCGGCGGCCGCGGCTTCGGCTGTCCGTTGCGCGGCCAAAGCAGCATCGCGCTCGGAGGTTAGAGTCGCGATGCTAGCGTCTCGATCGGTGATCGTCTGAGCATGCGCGGCAACCTGATCGTTAGCCTCAGAGAGAGCGGCATCGCGCTCGACCGCGTCGGCTTCGAGCTCGGAGATTCGTGCGTTGAGGCCCGCGATTTGCTCGTTCGCGGCTTTACTGGTGAGGAAAGGGATGGCCATGATTTAAAGTGTTGGCTTCGGTTCTGTTCTTTTTGCGGTGTCAACTGATGAGCGAGAGCGCCAGAGATTCCGCGTCAGCCGCCGATCCGATGCCGTCGATCAGCCCGAGGATTCCGGCTTGCTCGCCGGAATACCAACCGGCCCGCCAGACTTCTTCGTCGACTTCGCGATGGGCGGAAACGTGCGCTTTGAATTCAGCGCCGCAGCGGTTGATGTCGTCGCGCAGGAATGCGAGCTGAGTCTCGTTCGGCTCCAAGTGGAACGTGCTTTTCAGGTCGGCTCCTTCGTTGGTGAGCGCCTTGAATTCGATTCCGGCCTCGCGCCAGAACTCCGTGCAGTCCGCCCAGGAAAGAATCGTGCCGATGTTGCCGACGGTCGCGCTGGGCGTTGCGATGATCTCCGTGCAGCCTGCGGCAAGGTAGTAGGCGGCGGAGCAAGCGAGGCCTTTGCAGTGCGCAACAATCGGAACGGCACAGTCGACGATCATTGCCGCGCCTTCCGCGACACCGGAAACTGTTCCGCCGGGAGAGTTGACGTGCAGCACGATCGCGTTCGCACCGGCGTTGATGACCGAATCGATCTCGGCTCCAACCGTGTCGTAGCAGGTGACCAGTCCGAGCTTTTCGTAGATCTTCGGACAGGAGTCCATGAGGACGCCCTGGACCCACACGTGGCCGACTTTCCCGTTGAGCGAGGGAGCGGGCCGAAGCTCGTAAAAGTCCTCCATCTCAATCGAAAGCGAGTCGGTCTTTTCGGCTGTATCCATCGCCGCCAGCGCGAACGTCTGAATCATGTCGGGGCGCATCATCCATTGGTGCCCGCGCATGGAGGCGAGCACGCGAAGCTGTGCAACGGTGGGCGTGATCGTTTTCATTCTTTGTCGTCGGGCTTGTCTTCTTCGTCGTCCTTTGGCGGGCTCGCCACTACCGGTTGATCGTTCGCGGTGAGCATGAAAAATTCACGATCGTCGACTTGGACGTCGGGGTTCGCTTCCTTCGCTGCCTTGATCTTGCGGGCGCGGCGGAAGACTTCCTCGATGCGCTCGTCTTCGAGTTGCTCGACGTCGTTGCCTTCCTCGATCGCGATCTTCGTGCGGTTCGTGATTCCCTTGTCGAGGTCGGCGCGGCGTTGCTGGGCGTCTCGACCTGCGTCGATCGAGAACTTGCGCGGCATGCCGAATTCCCATCGCCACCAGTCATCCTTGGACGAAGGTGCCGGGATGATCTTGTTTTTGATCGCCTTCGCGACCGCCCAGCGAATCAGGCGAAGCGCAGGAACGCGGAGCGTGTCCTGGCGATCCTCGACCGTCATGCGGGCGCGCTCCTGAATGTTTCGGACGAGCGAGGAATTGACTTCGGATGCCTTCCACGAAAGTTCGTATGGCCACTTCAACCCTGCCATCGCGAAGCGGATCATGCGATCTTGGAACCGGTCCCACATGTCGCCTGGGCGGTTGTGCTCGACCTGCTCGACCTTGCCGCCTGAGTTGCTGCGGAAATAGCGCACCATGCCGCCTTGAAGCGTCTCGATCGTCGGCTGCGTGATATCGTCGACTTTCTTGCCCGCGGTGATGGATGGGTCGTCGATATCCGGCCCGCCGTGCTCGTTGTATTCGACGAGCCCGATCGACGAAACCATGAGCTGCGCCATCTGTTCCCACTCGTGCGAGAGCAACGCGCCGCGCAGGAACTTGAGCGCGGTCGACATGGCGGTGACGCCGCGAAACTGGTTGTGCCATTGCGGGTCGGAAATGAAAATACAGTCCTCCGCCGCGATGTCCCGATCCTCCGATTCGGTGTCGCCGAGGACTCGGTAGCCGAGACGCCGGCCGAACTTGTCCGTGATGACCCCTTGTCGAATTCGCGCGCCTTTGAACGGGCCTTTTTCGACTTCGGAATAGTTCGTAAACTCGCCGTATTTAGCGGCATTGCGGCGCTGCCCGATTCGGTTCGCGGGAATGCGTTGCGTCAGCGGATAATCGCTGTCCTTGATGAGGACAATTAACTCGTCGCCGTCGCGATCTAGCGCGACGCAGTCGAGCCAGAGCAGAGTCTTAAAATCGGTTCCCGGTCCGGAGACATCGCAGAACCCGAACCATTGCTCTTTAAGCCAATCCGATGCGATCGTGCCCCACTCGCGATCCTTGCCCGTGAACTTCGGGTCCCACGCGCGGCCGACGACATGATCGGCCTTCGAGTCGATCGCCCCGGTGACGGGCGGGAAGTTCTGATAGATCTTCCGGCCGCCGGAGAGCAACGCCTTCCGGTCCATGTCCGGGACGAGCTTGTCGAAGTCCGCGAGAAACAACGGCTCCGGCGGTTGTGCGCGGTCGTATCGGTTCGCGGCGTTCGCAAACGTCGTTTGCGAAGACGTGACCGGGTTGCCGTTGGCGTCGAGGATGGGCATGGATCAACCGAGTTGAGCGAGGGTTCGGGAGCCGGAATAGGTGCCATCCAAAACGCTCAGAACTCGTTCCAGTGCGGCCAGATACTGATCTAGCGTGAATCCGTCAGGCATTCGGCTAAATGAGACCCCGTTGGCGCTTCCATTGCCGACGTTTGAACCGCGAGACTCCCGGACTTCGGCGTATACAGCGGAAAAATCCGCCTCGACCTGAGCTTTGTTTTCGGCGCTCATACGAGCAAATCGCAATGAGCTGCGGATGAAGTCTTGAACTTGGGCTTGCGACGCGGCCATTTAATCGCTGGCGATGTCAACCCATGGGGCAATGGAGCCGGTTACGTTCATCCGGCGACGGCGTAAGGCCCCGTCCGTTTGACCCGCGTCGAGTTGGCTCGCGCGCTCCTTTATTCAGCCCCTTCGACTTCTGACGCCGGACGACGTGCGAAGGGCTCGCTTTGTGGTTCTACGCTGTTAGTTTTCGCCGTTGCAACGGCCGCGCTCCCGTCTCGGTTCGGGTGGTTCCCGTCCGCGTCCGGACTGGTATGCACCGCTGAAAATATGGCCGGTCGCTCCCGGCTGTCTCGGTGGTTGGTGTTTTTGAGGGGCGTCCGCACACCGTTTGATCTAACCCCTAAATCTGCGAAAGTTTTCCGGGCCGTGTTGAGAGCCGCGCCGGATCGCGGCGATACCGGGAATTTAAACCCGTCTCTGTAACCGGCACTGGACGGCTTCACCGGCATCGTTTTAACCCATGCTGCGGGGAATCACTGCTCGCGGATAATGTCGACCAGCGGAGCCTCGAATGAGGTTGAGCCTTGCAAGGTCGCCTTGTCGCCTACGATCTGGACGAGGTAAAAAGGACCAGCTTCTTTGCCTTCCTTTTTGACGTAAACGTTCGTTCCGGCGCGCGGCTTAAAATCATCCTTCGGCATGCCCGAGCGGCGATGTCAACTCGGGTCAACCGACTCGATCTTGAGATGCCCGCGGATCGACGCGCCGACGACTCCCATCACCTCGGTATCCCAAAGGTGGTTATGGAAGTGGTCTTTGATCTTCTCCCACCTCCACACTCCAGAGGAAACCTCTCGCTTCGTTTCGCTCTGCATCTGCGAGGTGTAGTTGCGCGAGACATCGACCGGCACGCCGAACGCGCCGTCCGGCAATTCCATGATCGACGCGAGCGCGTCCTTTGCCCGCAGGTTAGAAAAGTGGATCGCTCGAAATCGCAGACCGGTGTGCGTGGCACCGTGCTGCCACTTCGAGAAAATCTTCCAGACCTTGCGCGGCTTCTTCGGGGTGCCGACATCGAACTGGTAGCCCTTCGCGTTGTCCTGACCGATGAGGATGATCCAGTGATTCGACGGGTCCGGGCCGCAGTGCTGATAGATGTTTTTGACGACGTCGTCGATCCGGTAGCGGCCGTCGATAAACACGCGTGAGTTCTCAACCCCGAATCGCTCCTGGAGCGAAAAGAGTGTCTGCCACGTGTCGACCTTGCCCTCCCATAAGAGGCGCGAAGTCGTTCCGTCGCCGATCTTCCACGCCCGTATGCGAGCCCAGAACCCTTCCTTCTGCACGTCGATCGTTAGGTCGCGATCGTGCTCCCCCTCCCATCGCTCGCCCTCGTTGTATTGCGCTTTCGAGTAGGCTTCGCCGCCAGTAGATAAGTTCGGCGTCTCGACTTTCTCAACCCAGAACTGCGCGAGTCGCTTCTGAATAAATTGACGTCGCGGGTTCTTGTCGCCGTCGCGCCACGCGTCCTCCGCAAGAAGCCACTCCTTGACGAGCGACGAAAGCTGGATGCGAGGATTACTCATCGCAGGCACGTAGCGAGTCACCCGGCCCGGGATGTGCGCGTTGTTCCGGCAAACGTAGATCGCCGTCTCCACGCGCCGGCGCCGTCCCTGCGCGGTGTCCGGAAAAGCCTCGTCGCAATCCGGGTGCTCGCACTCGTAATGCACGCTCTCAAAAATAGCAGGCCAATCCCATTCGTCGTTCGCATCGCGGACGCGCTCGAATTTTACCTGAGCCCATTTGTCGATCTGAACGGTTGCACAAGCCGGGCACGTGAACCCGCGGTCAAACCCGAGGCCGTCTTTCGTGTGGTTGTGCCAGTCGTCGCCCTCGACTCCGCCTTGAGCGAGGAATAAGCTTTTCCGGTTCCACCGGTCATGGTGGCGTTTCAGGAACTCGCCGAGGATGCCTGGTTTCCAAGCCCAAACCTCGTCGCCGAACGTGTAGCGGAGCGATTTCTCCTGCGTGTTCGTCAGGTTAGCGCCGCCCATGAAAAGCGGCATGTGCCGGAAGTTGATGCAGTCCTTTTTCTTATCGTGACGATCCTTGCCGGAGGGGATCAGGCGAGCCACGGCGTCGCACTTCTCCCATGCCTTGAGGGCTCGCGTCTCGACCCACTCGCGGACCGTGTCGTCCGTTTGTCCGATGATGCCGGTGGGGCCGGGGGCTTGCGCGATGACGTAGGATGTCGCGCACTCAAGGACGGCCGACTTCCCCATGCCGGTGTGGCCGACCGTGCAGGACTCGTAAACGTCCGGGTTTTGCAGGTCGTTGAGGATGTCATCGGAGTGTCCGCCCGGCTGGTATTTCGCCCCGATCGGTGAGTCGATCAGGTAGACATTTTCGGCGCACCACTCCGCGACGGTTTGATCCTTCGGAGGCGCGTGGCCGTCGCTCCATCCGGAGGACCAAGGATTGTAGGCGATGGAAATCACTCGGAGCCTTCCATGATGCATATGATGCGCCCAACCCTTCGAAGGAAAGAGTCAGCACGGGTCTGCCGCATTGCTTCTTTGCGTTTTCGCGGGTGAGAAATCCGCTTTGCCTTCGATCTGGTCATAAAAAACAGTCGCTTCATGGAGCTTCGGGTCTGGCATGGAAATGCCCACTAAGTTCCAAACACCGAGCGCGGGCATAATCCCGGAGTTTTGATTTCATCTGCGCCGCGGTAAGGCCTTCGAGCATCGGAGGCAGTTCGTCCTCGATCTTCTCCCACGCTTGGCGGCTGGCCTGCCCGGCGAGTCGGCCAGCAGCTTCCGATTCGGCGGTCGGCATAAGGACTCCCCTCTCCTGTTGGACCTTGATGATTTCGCGCATGCCGGAGAGCTGCGTCTTGATCGTGCGCGCAACTTCGTAGTCCTTCGCGTCGAGAAGTAGCTGTTGGAGTGCGCGGATTTTGTCGTCGATCTCGTCCGGGGTTAGCGCGTCGCCGGAATCTCCAGAAACGTTCGGATCCGCCGGCTTCGGGAGAGGGCTTCTCTCCTGGTTGCGAAGCTTCGCGGTCAGCGCAGCAACGTCGTCGAGCGGGTATCCTTTCGTCTTCCACGTCCGGACCATCTTGCGCGAGACCGGAAAGCCTAGCTTCGTCGACAAGTCGGCCGCCAGCGCCTCCTGGCTTGGCCCTTTGGCCGGGCCGCTGGCCCCAGTTTTTTTCGAGGTTTTCACGCGTTTCTACCAAGAGGGGG